ATGCAAGTACAAACACAAAACATTCAAAGACCTGCTCTCTTCTCTGACTTCTTCGGTTTAGAGTTAATGTGGAATAATGAATATTTAACATATATTCATACTTTTATTAAAAAATGCGTCACTTCTGCTCTCTATGATATCAAAAAATCACTTAATAATAAAAAATTACGCTTTCAACATCTGATGTTCAATAAGTCGTTTATAAAAGCTACGCAATCACGGAACTGTATACAGAGTTTGATGTAAGTCGTTGATATATCGGGGGCAATGAGTGTGAACCCCTACAAAAAAGCTCGCTTACTAGCCCTTTAGCGTCACTTCTGGGGGCTTGTTTAAAAAAGTAAAGTGACAAAAGTTAGGTTTATAGAGCATAAAAAGATTTATGTTTCATAGACTTAATTCTACATGTTAGGGCTAAGTCAATAAAATAATTCAGGAGTGACAACATGACTTTACATATGATAGGTACTTTGATGGAAGTAAAACCAACTGAGTACACGGACAAAAAAACAGATAAAACGACCTACGGCACTGAGCTTACTGTTATGTTTAACGGTTTAGATGAAGAGGGATATAAAAAAATCTCTGTAGAATCAATCATTTGTGATGAAGAGTATTATGATATGTTAAAAGAAAAAATAAGTTCTTCTGTTGCCTTGCCTTATACAGTTAAAAACGACCAATACGGTGTAAAAGTGTATCCCGACCGCTCTATGCCAGTTCTGACTTTAGAAAAAAATCCTCTTGACTACTCTAAGTATGAAAAAAATAGACAAGTTAAAGAAGTAAAAAAATAGCACCGCAGGTATAGGACGTAGTCCGTTGTGTCCCATCGCTAAGGGATTAAAAATTTTAACGTTTAAAACGTTACGACAGCAAAGACACGCTGAAAGATGTAATCTTTCTCCTACTTGCTCTCTCCGTTAGAATATAGCTAGATTTAGAATGTTGTCCAGCGGAGGCTTTAGAAATGAAATTGCGTAAATACCAAATAGCTACTTAAAAAAAAGTTAGCCAGCGGAGGCTTAAGAAATGTTCTTACTTTCTTCTCTTCGCTCTTGGCTTAGGGATTAGAACACTTGTGATGTTACCGTGTAACAGTTTCAATTTATTGAAATTCAAGCCTGACCCGTAGGGAAGCTCTATAAAAAAAATAGGAAAGTAAAAATGTCAACACATATAACTTATCTTCGCTATTTACAACAAGATATAAACATTTTGTTTAGAACTAAGCAAGATGATAAAAAGTTATGTGAGTTGAGAACAAAGAGAGATGATCTACTCTTAAAAATCAGAAACAGAAATAAATCAATATCGCATTAAGAGGCGTAATTTTCTTACTGCGGTATTAATCTATTACGGGGTTAGTATCAGCTTATATATAGGGGTTTCCTATGAAAAGAATGCTTAAAAGACTATCAGAAAAAGCTGATAGATTAGCTGCTAAAGCTAGTGAACATAAAAATAAAATTGTTGCAGCTGGTACAGTTGCTTTAGGTACTGCACAAGCTCAAGCAGCTTTAACGGTTGATGCTATCTCTACAACTGATTTTATGACGGTTGCGGGTGTTGTTGTTACCGCACTTGGTATCTTTTTTGGTGTAAAAAAAGCTCTCGCTCTTTTAAGATAAAAGATGACTTTACCTACATTATATTTAGACAATATTACTATGCTTTATGGTGTTTTATTGACTGCTCTTGGTGTAATGTGGGGAATCAATAAGGCGATAATTCTTATCAAATCTCATTAACTTTTAGGAGTTTTTGGGATTTCTATTTAAAAGGTTCAAAAATGAAATATTTAATAACTTTATTATTTTTAACAAAATTATTAAATGCTTCAATGCTCTTGGGTGCAAATAGCTACTGTATAGAAGATTTTTATATAAAAGCTGGCTCATTCTATTATCTTCGTTCAGACAACTCGACATGGTACAGCACTACTACAGATACATACACTGCTACAGTACGACCAAATTATATTTATGATTCTGCAACTAACCAATGCAATCCAAATATGAGTTATATTCTCGGTATGCAAGAAACAGAATATAACTTTCTTTTAGGTCTTGTCGGTCTTATTTTTGGTGCTGTCTTCATGTTCTTTACAACTCAGATTTTTATAGCAGTAGGCGGTAAAAGATGATTTTAATCGAAATTACAGATATTAGTATTATAAATTACTTTGCAAGTATATTTATAAATCTTACTGTCGTTATTGCTCCTCTTTTTGGTGCTTTAGCCCTCTTTAGGCATTAAAATGAAAAAGATTATTTTTTTATTTTTTTATTTTTTATCTTTTTCTTATGCTAATACTGTGGTCGTTGGGCAGGTTCAAAATACTAATTGGGGTTTAGTCGAAGTTACTCAAATTATTTCTAATAATCCTGCTCGCACTAACTGTTGGGCTTCAGATGGACTAAATCCATCTTACGGTGGTCAAGCTGTTGTTAATGGTGGTACTCAGTATTCTTTAACTTATCGTATTCCTTTTGGTCCTGATGTTACTGTTTGTGAGAGTACATCTTATTATGCTATTGCAGATTATCATTGCCCAGATGGTAAAACTTTCATAGATGGTTCTTGTCAATGTCCTCCCATCGGTTCATATTACAATAAAATATCTCCTGTTGCAGATGAAGCTTCATGCAATATGAGTAATCCTTTGCTTGTTTCCCCTGACGGTTTTACTATCTATGTTTCTTCTGTTGAGTGGAATAGTTGTCGCAATGAATGTCTTGCTCATACTGAGTCTTGTCCTTGTGGTCAGGCTATCGTTGATGGTTCTTGTCGTGCTGTCGAGCCTCCTATAGGTTCTTGTAATACAAGTTTTGAATGCTTTACTAGAAGTTTAGGAGTTAATGAGTCCAGTACTTGTACTTTAGAATGTTATTGCGGAGATTCTAACACTTCTTTTTTTAGTGCTCAAATTGGTTGCTGTGAGGGCGATTCTGGTGATTTTGGTGGCGATGGAGAAACTGGCGATGGAGAAACTGGCGATGGAGAAACTGGCGATGGAACTGGCGATGGAGAAACTGGCGATGGAACTGGCGATGGAGAAACTGGCGATGGAACTGGCGATGGAACTGGTGGCGGTGGAACTGTAGGTGGCGGTGGCTCTATTGATAGTAATACTTCTAATGAGAATAATAATTCTGAAACTGGAGATGAAGAGGAAGGTAATTTAGGTTTTTTAAGTGATGCTATGGCTGGTATTTTATCTAAATATTATATTAATTTTTCTAGTTCTTGTGGTGCAATTCAGCCTGTTACTTTTTCTTTTCGTGGTAGTGGTGTTACTTTGTTGAGTCAGGACGTTATTGACATGTTACCTGTTGCCTCTATTAAAGCTTTTATTATTTTTATCTTTACACTGTCTGGTGTTATATTTGCTTTTAGAGGAGGCGATTAATGGATTATATTATTAAAGCTGCTATGTTTCTTCCGTTTATGGCTGTAGTTTATTTTTTTACGGATTATTTTTTAAGTAAAATTTCTGTTAACAATATTCCTGCTCTGTTTCATCCTATTATTTGTCAATTTGGTATTTTAGATGGTCTTTCCATTTTTTTGACTATTATCATATCTGCTTTTGTTGCTAAGCAAGCTCTATCTTTTGCTAAATAAAAATGATAACTTTCTATTTAGGTCGCCCCGGCTCTGGGAAAAGTTACTATGCTGTTGATAAAATTTATAATAATTTTTCTACTCATGAGGGTGCAAAAAAAGATAAAAAGTTTAAATATGATATTTGTTACACAAATATAAATGAGTTTGAATTTGATAAGGTTGAAAATGTTTTTTTGCTTGATTTTGATGATTTAAAATCTAAGCTTACTATTTTACATTCTCTTTATAAGAAAAAATCTACTGATGAAGAGTTAATAGAAAAATGCAAAGAGTTTAACATACTCAATGCTTTTTTCGTTATTGATGAGTCTCAAAATTTCTTCTCTTCTCGTGATACGGTTCTGATTTGGTGGCTATCTTATCATCGTCACTTGTTTCATGAAATTATACTTATAACTCAAAATCTCGCACTTATAGAATCCAAATACAAATCTTTTTCTGAATTTTTTTATGAGGCTCGCCCTGCTTCTCTTACCCTTGATAAAAGATACTTTTTTTATAGTGTTTATTGCTCTTCTCGTTTAACAAAAGCAAGTAAAAGTGGAGTTATTAAGATAAAACGTAATCCTGAAGTTTTTGAGCTTTACCGTAGTGGAGATTCCATAGGTACTCATAATGTACTTTTAAAGATACTTTTAATGACTCTTATTCTTTTTATATTTCTTGCAATTGGCTTTTATTTTTATACCGATTCTATGAAGTCTTCTAATACTAAAGACACAAAACAAGATCCAGTAAAAGCAGCTGCACAAAATACTCAAAATATCAAGCCTCTACCACCTCAAACTGCTACTCAACATTTTTTAAAAAATTCTTCTTACACTCCTAATATTTTAAATAATGATGATTACTCTACAAAAAAGTTTTTTATTCTTAATTGCTCTTCTATGATTTGTAAAAATGATGTTATTTCTATACCTCCTCAACTTTTAAAAAATTTTATAAAGTCTAAAGATATACGTTCTTTATATGTTCAAACACTCTCTAAAACGCTTACTCGACACTATTGTGAGTCAAGCTCTTCTTTTTATACATATCTTTCTCAAAAGGAATTTTACAATGATGTACCGCATGCTACTGATAACGCTTTTTCTAATTCAATCTCTATACGCTGAAGTAGAAAGGGAAATTTCGCTTCTTGATTTTACTGAATTATTGTCAGCTCACAATAATATAAATATTTATATTGATGATAATATCTCCAGTAATGTTTCTCTTTTTGTTCCTGAGGACATAAAGCCTCAAGATTATTTTGATATGTTTAAACTATCAATTAGAAAATTAGGCTATGACGTTCTAAAAAAAGGCGATGTCTACTTTATAGATAAGATACCAGAACGCCAAATATATAGCTATTTTCTTGATTTAAAATACAATAGCTTTGATGATGTATCTAAATATCTAAAATTTAAAAATATTACTTTTGAATATATCTCCTCATCTAATCGTTTTGTAATTTATACTTATCCTGCTGTTATTGCTTCTATTATTAAAGATGTTGAACGTGTTGATGTACAAAAGAGGCAAGTTACTCTCAAATTTACTATTATTGAAATAAGTGACGATGATATTGAACAAATAGGCGTTGATTTTACTTCATCTACAGTTTCTACAGATGTAAAATCTGTTTTACAAGCATTTTTGAAACCTTTAGAAACTAATAAGCTAGTTTTTGAAAGTGGTCATTTTTATACTGCTCTCAAGCTCTATAACGAAAAAAACAAGCTTAATATAAACCAAAATCCTTTTATCTTAGTTCAAGACGGTAAAGAGTTTTCTTTTCAAGCAGTTAAAAACATACCTTACAAAACATCTGAAACAGTTACGCAATCTACTATCAACAGCGAGCAAACAAAAATAGATTATAAAGACGTTGGATTGAAGATTAGCGGTACTCCTTACATAAATAGTCATTTTGTAAATTTAGATTTAAATCTATCTATTGAAGATATATTAAGCGTTACAGACAACTCTCCTACAACATACAAAAGACATTTAAAATCTAATTCTAATTTGCAATATGGTCAAGTTCTTATTCTTAGCGGCATAAAGCAAACAAAAATTAAAGATTCTGATTACAGCGTGCCTTATATTTCAAATATTCCTTATCTAGGCGAAATATTTAAATATAACTCAAGGAATAATCAGGTTTCTAATATTTCTATAGCTATAGAGATCTTACATGATGATTAGATGAGCGGCTCTACATTTGTGAGCCTGCGAACAAATGTAGAGCCCCTCTTGGCTATCTATAAAAAGTTATCGGACACGATTAAAAAATTTAAACTAGGAAGTGACAAAGTGACAAATTACGGTTTAACCAAACAACAAATCAAAAAAGCCAATGATAAACTTGTTTTTAACAAAAAATTTATGACTGACAACGGCATACATCTTGATAATAAAATCATCCCTTTTTCTGATTTTGTAGCAAATAGCTACATGAATGCAGATAGATACATTGCAGAGCTTCAGCATAGGGCTTGGAGCATTTTCGATTATTCAAAAGAGAGAGATTTAAAAAATGTTTTCATAACTCTTACTCTTCCCTCAATTTGGCACCCTAAAAAGACTTATAAAGGTCGTTTAATTACAAATAAAGCGTTTGCAGGTCGCAAATACATAACTATAATCAATAAAATCAAGTTTTTTAATTGCAAAGTAATTCAAAGAGTGCCTTTTATTGAACCAATTTTAGATTTTAGCAATACGATTGACAAATATACTCCTCGTAACGCTTCTATTGAGCTTTCAAAGATGTTGAAAAAAATATTTGATGATAGGAGCTACAAAAATATCCAAAAAGACGATAGATGTTATCTCCGTGTGACTGAACCTCATAAAGACGGTACGCCTCATTTGCATATCTCTTTATTTGTTCCTGCCGATAAAGTTGATCCAGTTGTAAAAGCAATTAACAGAATCTTTCCTGCTCCGCTCTCAAAAGTAGAAACTGACGTAAAATCTCCTATCTCCTACTTGATGAAATACATCTTAAAAACTTTAGACGATTTAAGAGAAGATACCGACAAAATAACAAATCTTACACTCTGGTATCTGTATCATGGCATTTGCAGGTTCTATACTTCACGCACTTTTGTAGCCCTTGAAGTTTATCGTAAACTAAACGGCATGTACACGCTCTTAGATTTGACTTCTGCGTATAACGATGAATCTGTTAATGTTTACATTGACACTGTTTCAAAACAAGTGCGAAAAATAGATAATGAACATGGAACTATTTATACTCGTAAACCTATAAACTGGGCTGACAAACTCGCTGATTTTACATATCTTGAGGCTGAATATGAGCCGTTGTTTAGAGAAAAAACTGATAAGCCTGTTGATATTATCATCCATGGCCAGGAGTTTATACTTTATCGCAAAGATGAAATCAAACTTATAGAACAAAATAAAAAATTAGTTGCCGATGGTAAAGAATCTATTCCTTTATCTTCTATTTTAATAAAACCACTCCGTAAAATGCCTTATCAGATGAAAAATTTAGAACTCTATGACTACTTTCAAAACTTGGATGTTGAAACTTGTGATTTAAAGCACTATGCAAATACTAAAAACATTTTGATAGATATAGGCTTACTTGATGAACCAAAAATCAATCTAGCTTCTTATCAAGATGATTTTTTTAGATTTGAAAGTGAGGTGTTTTAAGATGAGTGCAATTTGTCATATTTGTGGTAACGAATTTTCTGATAGTAGTTTTTATAAGCCTCGTTCTTATTGCTCAGATAATTGTCGTAACTATTATAAGTATAAAAATGCTTTAGAAAGATGTTTAATTAATCTAAATCCTACCATAGAAGCAAAAAAAATAATCCGTGGAGATATGTTTAGATTATGCAATTCTTTAAGTAATGGTACCATAGTGCCGGAAGCAAAACAATAATGATTAAATTTATAACTATCCAAAAATTAGCTCAAATTGTCGGTATCGATATTTCTTACATTAGAAAGATGATAAAGAATAAAGATTTGATAGCTTATAAAAAAGATGGTTATAAAAGAGTTTACATAAATATAGATGAGTTTAATTCTTGTTTCAAGCCTATAAATAATATTGACAACGATATTGATTTAGATAAATTTTTAATATAA